GGGGAGGAGGTGGTACTCCTGGGGGCGCTAACAGCACAATCCAGTTCAACAACGCTGGAGCTTTTGGTGGTTCTGCCAACCTTACTTGGGACGGTGGTAACGTACAGATAGGGTCTAGCGGAAGAATCAAGCTATCTAACGGAGTTACCAACTACGTTGCGTTCAATGCTCCAGCAATAATTCCGGCCAATGTTACTTGGACATTGCCAAGTACAGACGGTGTTTCGGGTAATTTTTTAATTACCAACGGCTCGGGAACCCTTTCTTGGGCCGCTGCAAATTTAACTCCGATTGCTCCGACAAACTATGCTTTGCCTGTCGTGTCTGGCACGACTACCGTGGGTCAAACACTGTCATCTACGACTGGTGGTTGGAACGGGTATCCAGCGCCAACGTATGCCTATCAGTGGGTGCGTGGAGTTAGTAATATTGGTGGAGCAACATCAGCGACCTATCCACTCGTAGACGCTGACTATAACAACACTATCAAAGTTATCGTCACTGCAACTAACTCAGCAGGCAGTGCAAATGCCACGTCTAATGCAACCGCAACTATTGCAGGTACGGTTCCCGGTGCTCCTACGATTGGCACTGCGACGGCAGGCAATGCTCAGGCGTCTGTCGCGTTTACCGCGCCTGCTGTCACTGGCGGTCCTTCCATTACGAGCTTCACGGCAACATCTAACCCCAGTGGTATTACCGGATCTGCTGCGTCCTCGCCGATTACTGTGTCGGGTCTGACCAACGGAACAGCGTACACGTTCACTGTTACCGCCACTAACAGTATTGGAACGGGTGCGGCAAGCTCGGCTAGTAACAGCGTGACACCAACGCTTATTGTCCAAGATCCGTCATTTTCTTACGTTCCTCTGCTGTTAGAAACAACCAGCACCAACGGGCAGCAAAACAACACGTTCTTAGATTCCAGCACCAACAACTTTACCATCACCCGCAACGGCACACCGACGCAGGGTTCAATCACTCCGTATTGGCCGAATGGGCAGTGGAGTAATTATTTTTCTTCTGGTAATTACGCATCAACAAGTTCTGCTCCAATTACGTCAACAACTTCAACTTTTACAATTGAGTGTTGGGTTTTTCCGACTGCTGCTTCCGTAACCCCAAACGGAACCCCTGCTGTTGTCGGAGACATGACGGGCACAAGCGCTGCAAATTATTTTGCTTTTGGCTTAACCAGCGGCAACCTTGTACAACTTTATTGGACTGATGGAGTTGCAAAGTTTGCTACGGGAAACACTACTATTGCTTTAAACACATGGACGCACATTGCAGTCTCGGTCAATTCAAATGCAATATCTTTGTATGTAAACGGCAACCAGCAAACCATTACCGGAACAAGCACGTTAACCAATAGATCCAGCACAAATAATATATTTACAATAGGACAGTGGAATAGCATCAACTACTATACCGGCTATGTTTCAAACCTTTCTGTCTTGAATGCGGTTGCAAAATATAGCACTGGGTTTACGCCAGCAACCTCTCCATTAAGCCCCAGCACTGCAAATCAAACGCTTTTGACTTGTTACAGCAACAGGTTCATTGACGCGAACACCGCTACAGCAGAAAAGACAATAACCGTTGTCGGCACTGTAACCGTCCAAGCATTCCAGCCGTTCTCCCCGGCTGCTGCGTATACTCCTGCAACGTATGCTGGTAGCGTTCTTTTACCTACCAGTTCCGATTATTTGACAATTGCTGCCGATGCTACGTTTACTCTTGGGACGGCAAATCACACGGTTGAGTTTTGGGCTTATCAAACTTCATACAACGCATTTTCTACTTTTTGGGCATACGCTGGCACTACTGCCAACCAAAATACTGATAGCTATTTAATATCAAACGGATCGAGTGGCAGCAATTTATTGGTAGGCGCTGGTGGCTCTTGGGGAGTCAACATTGCGTTTACTCAACAAAAATTAAATGCTTGGCATCATTACGCAATTACAAGAAGCGGCAGCAGTTGGGCATTATTCATTGACGGAACTCGTGCTGGAACTGCAACTTACGCTGGAAGCGTTGGAGCGCAAACCCAACCGATGGCAATTGGCAGGGCTTCAGGCACATCCGACACTTTACAAGGTTATATTTCAAATCTAAGGATTTCCAAAGGGGTTGCCGTTTATGATCCCGCTCAAACAACAATTTTTGTCCCGACTGTTCCCTTAACAACCACTACTGGCGGCTCAACTCCCCCATCAGGCGCGCAGTGTATTTTATTGGTTAATGGCGCTAACGCAGGAATCTACGACGCTGCCGCGCAGAACGTAATAACGACGGTTGGAAATGCTCAGGTTAGCTCGACGATCACCCCGCAATGGGGAACTACGAGCATGAAGTTTGATGGGGCTTCTGACTATTTGACGATGCCCGCAAATCCAACTGTAACATTTGGTTCTGGAAATTTTACAATTGAGTTTTGGCAATATTATAATAGTCTTACGGGTTATCAAACAATATCATCTCAGGGATATGTCCCTTCGGTTTCCGGGGGATGGCTTATTCAAACTGGCAATGGCGATGGTAAAATAAATTTTTATTATCAAGCCCCTACTGGAACTTTAGTTGCGGCAGAAACAGGAACAACAGTTACAACTGGCGTTTGGTACTACATTGCAATTGTTAAAAGCGGGTCAACAACTACTATATACAGAAACGGAACAAACGTGGGTTCAGGCTCTGATACTAGAAACTATTCTCTTAATTCTGAGTTAAGTATAGGAGGCGGTTCTTCAACTGGCTTTAATAATTTTTGGTTTAACGGGTACATCCAAGACTTCAGAATTACCAAGGGCGTCGCTCGTACCATCACAGCGTCGCCAACCGCACCATTCCCTGTTCAGTAAGGATTAAAAATGTTACTTGCAAACATCAATCTTGTTGTCAAAGACAGCTCGGAATGGTTTCCGTTCCAGAACTTTGGTTCTACCGGACCAACGCTTCAGTACGTCCGTGAATGTGGCTTTTACCCTATCTGCGTGTGGAAACCATATGACCATGCAACGGAAAAGCTAGTACCAGCAAAGCCTCATTTGATTGACGGTCAGGTCTTCACCGTCGATGTCGCTCCAATGACGGACGAGGATCTAGCGCAGCGCACCGCGACTCAGTGGCAAGTAGTTCGCACCCAGCGCAACCAGATGCTCAAGGACACCGACTGGACGCAGGTGGCAGATGTTCCGGTTGACAAGGCTGCGTGGGCAACTTATCGCCAGAAACTGCGTGACATCACAAAACAAACAGATCCGTTCAAGATCACTTGGCCTAAGTATCCAGGTCAAGTCGATGTGCTACCGATTCAATGATGGTGATTGAATGTCAGACAATATTGAGACCAAACTAGCCGTGCACGAAGCAATTTGTGCCGAAAGATACAAACAAATCTCTGATACGTTGGCTTCTGGCGACAAGAGGATGACCAAGATTGAGTATCTTCTCTACGCGGTCATTGCAGCGGTGTTGTTTGGTCCGGGTGTTGCAGCAGAGTTTGTCAAGAAGTTGTTTGGTTTGTAAAAATCATGGATATGGACAATCTGTCATACGTTGAATTCGGTGACGTAGACGGTCTAGGAGTAATGTTGTTTGAGAACGGTGTGCAGCACAAATTGTTCTACGAGCAGTTGGCTGACAAGGGCATCCTGATACCGCAGTATCCCCTAATAGACGCAGATCCGGATAACCTAGATGACTGGTTGTTTGTGCACAACCAAGAGCATGAAAGACTGGCAAGTCAATTGAACCTAGACAATCCTTTTCAGTTGATCAACGCAGATTGGCAAGTAGAAGATGACTTCTATGATTGGATAGGGGTACATTTGAGCATCCACCAACAGATCGTCAAAGTGTTAGGACTGTAATGAACCCACAACTGGAACAAGCACAGGCCGCAACCCAGCAGTTCATGCAACAGTATGGGTTGGATGCTAGGACGATGGCATCTATAGGGCAGATGGCACAGGAAGCTATACAGGACCAGAGCCTGTATGCGCTCCTTCGTGAGCAGTTGTTGAGCGCACAGATCCTCACAGAGAAAGAGTTGCCAGAGCAGGTTAATTACATGACCTTGGCTGCGCTTGCGACTATGGGCGCTATAGCCGGAGGTGCGTAATGGATGAACTTTACGTCGATGAACTTGGGTCTTTAGATCCTGAATCTAAAACAATTAAACGAACTCGACAGGGTTACGAGCCAGTTTACAACCCTATGAAC